TGTACGGAGAGTTTCTTCTTTTTTGTGAGAGCGAGGGCACGCCACTTCTGTGCGCGTGGATTTGCAGCAGCCTCGTCGGTACGCTTCTTTTTGCTTTTCTTGGAGGCGTTTCGCTTGATGCCCGCCTCGCGATAGAACATGGCCCATGCAAAGCGTCGCATCTTAGGTGTGACAGAGGGGTGGAGTGTTCCTCCCCAGTTGTGTATGGGAGCATATAGCAGGTCGTTTGCCACCTTGACGCGATAGTCTGACGGCGTGTACTTTATGGACGCGAACAGATGGTTGCGTGAGGAAAGTAGCGGCCCATAGCGTGATGCTGCCGTCTTGCCTCCTGCGAGCTGTCTCCCGGTAGTTTGCCAATGGTGGACCCCACCATTGACAAAGGCACTGATGCGGAAACTGTTCTGAAAGAAGTCCTTTGCCATGCGTCCTGCAATGACGGGGAGGCGCCTTCGCATAAGATGGTCGATTTGCTTGCTATGCGATTTTAGTTGTTTTGAGAAATCCTTTAGTTCCATACCATTGGGAATAAGACGTAAAACAAGAATGCTGCGATGATGCCGCCGAGAACGGTGCAGAGCCAGTCAGTCCAGTCCCAGCGGCCTCCGTATAGACGGTCTTTGAGTTCGAGGCACGCTGCAGCGACGGCTGCGGCATATATGGCAGCATAGAAAGAACCGGCAAATGTGGCGACGATGAAGCCGCCGATGAAGTGCTTGTATCGGTTGGACGCTGCGAAAAAAGAAAAAATTTTGTTCATAACGTTTGTTTATTAAATTATTATTGTTATCTTTGCGGCAAAGGTGATAATAACGATGATGGCA